TCACGCCGTCACCTCCGCGAGCTGTCCAGCCTCGACCCGCTGGGCCTTCTTGCCGGTGAACTGTTCCCATCGCTGCACGATCACGTCGCAGTACAGCGGGTCGATCTCCATCAGGTGGGCCTTGCGGCCGGTCTGCTCACAGCCGATCAGGGTGCTGCCCGATCCGCCGAAGAGGTCCAGCACGTTCTGGCCGCTCAGCGAGGAGTACTGGATGGCACGGACGGCCAGTTCCACGGGCTTCTCCGTCAAGTGCACCATCGACTGCGGGTTGACCTTCTTGACCGACCAGACATCGGTGATGTTGGCGGGCCCGTAGAACTTGTGTGCCGCACCCTCCTTCCACCCATAGAAGCACCACTCGTGGTTGCCCATGAAGTCCTTACGCGTCAGGACGGGGTGCTCCTTGACCCAGATGATCATCTGGCTGAAGTACAGCTCGCTCTCCTTGAGCGCATTGGGGTAGTTCCAGATGTTGGAGTACCCGCCCCAGATGTAGAAGCTGCGCCCCGGTTCCAGCACGCGCGTGATGTTGCCGAACCAGGCGCGCAGCAGTCGGGCGAACTCCTCATCCGAGATGAAGTCGTTGACCAGCGGCCGATCCTTGGCCCGCAGCTTTTTGTCCGTGGCGTGCGTCTTGCCCCGGATGGCCATGTCCATGCCCTGCTGGCCAATGGGCCGGTCACCGGTAGCGGCGATGGCGTTGTTGCTCCTGGAGGCCACGCCGACGTTGTACGGTGGATCGGTGTTGACCAGGTGGATGGTTGCCCCGTCCAGGAGTCGGTCCACATCATCGGGCTTGCTGCTGTCGCCGCACAGCAGGCGGTGATCGCCCAGCAGCCACAGGTCGCCCGGGCATGTGATCGCCTTGTCCGGCGGGGCCGGCACCTCGTCGGGGTCCGTCAGCCCGCCCTGCGCGCCTCCGTCCAGCAGCTTGGCCAACTCCTCCTGGTCGAAGCCGAGCATCGACAGGTCGAAGTCCGCCGCCTGGAGGTCCTTCAGCTCGATGGGCAGCAGCTCCATGTTCCACTCGGCCAGCTCCGCCGTCTTGTTGTCGGCGAGCCGGTATGCCTTAGCCTTCTCCGGCGACAGATCCGTGGCGACGTGGACGGGCACCTTAGCCAGGCCCAGTTTCTTGGCCGCCTTCCATCGCGTGTGGCCGACGATGATGACGCCGGCGTCATCGACCACGATCGGTTGGCGGAAGCCATACTCGCGGAGGCTCACCGCCACGGCCTCGACCGCCTGGTCGTTGACACGGGGGTTCCTGTCGTAAGGCCGGATCGAGTCGATATCCCGAAGTTCAACCTGCATGGTGCACCTCCGTGTGCTGGGTTTCAGAAAACCGGACAGACAAAACAAACTGTGCCGAACACCGCGACCGTTCCCGCCGCAGTCACCGCGCCTGCGGCCGGGAAGGAACTTTTCACTTTTCACCCCCCTCACGCATATGCGCGTGAAAACCGACGCGCGGGTAGGGTGGGGTGAAGAGTAGAACAGATAGAGAAGACTCTCTCTTTTCCCTTATATTCCTGCACTTTCACACGCCACAACCTTTCACCCCGCAGGGGTGGGGAGTTGGGGAAGAGATAGGCATTCCGGGGCCCTGCAGCCCGCATCCTTTCACCTTTCACCTCCACTGTTCACCCCCTTGAGGCGATAGCGGACGGCTCGCGGGCCGGGGCCACAGCGATGGTCGGGCAGTGCCTCCACGTCCCCACGGACGACGAGGGTCTTCATGATCTCCTCGAACTCCGTGCTCTTGAGCTTCATCCGCTTCAGCAGCACGCTGTGGTTCAGCGTGCAGTTCGGCGCAGCCGTCAGCCTGCGGATGACCTTCAGGCACTCGGCGTCGAATTCGCCTTCGGCGACGTGCTGGCTGGCCATGAAGAGCATCCGGCGCGTCTGGTGTTGCACGAACGCGCTGGCCCAGGCGACGGCGTCGCGGCCGATGGTCGGGTTCTGATGGTCCTGGCTGACGGCGTAGATCAGCGCCAGCTTGCGGACGTTCTCGCTGACGCGCCCCCAGACGGTCGTGCCTACTTCGTCGGACTTGGCCTCGGCCCTACTGTACTCGGCCTCGGCGGCGAGGCGCGTCTCGATGAGCAGCTCCCTGGCCTCGTCCGTCTGCGGCACGACGGCCGGGACAGGGTGGATGGCGAACAGGTTCCCCGCCCGCTCACCAGGCGTAAAGTCCGACCACCAGCGGGCGGTCTCCACCAGGCGCTGCGGCAGGTCGCGGATGGAGGGCTCCTGGCCGTCACCGCGCGGCCCGGCCTCCAGGACGATCATCCTGGCGAAAAAGCCGTTGGTGAGCATCCGCGAAGAGAGGGCCTCGTAATAGTGCGTGGGCACGGCCGTGCCGAAGATGGTCAGGCTGGGCTGGTCGATCGCGCCGGGGTTCTCCTTGCCCGCCTTGCGGCGCATGGGATAGACCGACGCGCTCGACGTGTACATCGTCAGCAGCATGCCCATGAGGTTCTCGTAGCGGGCGTCCTTGCTCTTGCTGATCGCCTGGAGCATCGTGTCGATCTCGTCGGTCTGGAAGAGCATCGCCGGGTTCAAGAACAGCGCGTCCTGGAGGCCTTCGCCGCTGGCGAACTTGTCGCCGGCGCAGTGCCCAAGCCCGATGTCGTGCAGCAGTCGGACGTTGAGCTTCCTGGGCCAGTCCTTTCCGGCCGAGGAGTACGCCAGACCCAGCAGGTACAGATTCGTGCGATTGTCCCCCGGATCCCGGACCTTCCGGGCGGCCAGGAAGGACTGGAGAGCGACCGCGCCGCAGAAGGCCATCATCTGGCTGGGGTACGGGGCGGTCTGTAGGCAGAAGTCCATGACCTCGCTGACAAAGCCCGGAATGCGCAACAGCTCCCAGGGCACGGGGCCCGGGTCGTCAACCAGCGCCGGCGGCGGATCGGCCTGCTGGGTCGCCTGGGCGACGATGCCGGAGATGTCCACACCCGCACCGGGCGTGTCCTGGCCGTAGCCAAGCGCACGCAGGGCGCTGGCGGCGGTCGAGTAGTCGCCGCTGTGCTCCAGCAGGGCGTACACGCCAAACGGGGAATATGCCCTGTTCGGCTCGAAGGGCGCCGCGTTGGACGAGAAGACGTACAGCACCCGGTCCTTCAGCGTGGCCGACCAGCCGGCGGTCTTGCCAGGACGACGCCAGTACTCGTTCTGACCGCCCTTGGCCACCGTCCAGCCGTGGCGGGCCAGGACCGCGCGTACGTCGCCACGTTCCGCGAAATCGTCGCCAGGTCGCGCCAGGTTCGAACATCCCGCCGGGGTCGGCTCAGGGGCCGGGAGGTGCTCGTTCAGCGCCCACGCGGCCGACAGCAGGATGTCCCGCTCGTCCGGTGTCAATCTGGGCAAGCTGGTGAAGTCGCCCTGGAGAAGCTCATAGCCCGGCGATGGGGCGCACAGGAACAGCCCGCCCTCGCCCCGGGTTTCGATGAGCGTCTGGGGCCGGCCGTCGGGCCCGAGGCGCTGGGCGAGCTTCATGTTGCCGCAGACCGCAACGGCCGAGCGGTAGGCGACATGCCGACCGCCGCGCTGGCTGCGTTCCATGACCAGCCTGGCCAGCAGACCGGGTGCCTGCTCCTGGACGATCTGCGCCCAGCGGTCGAACAGAGCGCCGCCAGCGTCGAAGTCCAGCATCTCCAGGTTGGCGGAAACGGCGCCCGTCAGCATGCACATCGCGTGGCCGTTGCTGAACCAGGCCTTCACCTCGACAGGCGTGGGCAGGCGCTGCTGGTACTGCTTCCACGACGACACGACGGGGCGTTTCTGGTCCAGCCGGGCGGGCAGGACGCACAGACCGGCGTCGAGGCAGTTCAGGGCGGCCTTCAGGATGTCGGGGGTATCACTCACGCGGTCGCCTCAGAACGGGATGGAGTCATCTTCCGCCGCGGGTACGTACTCGGGCTCCGGCCCGGCCAGGTCACCGCCTTCCAAAGGAGGCGGCTTGGGTCCGAGCTGGTAGGCGGCGATCCGGTCGTATCTTTCACCGCTGACGTGGCGGACGGTGATGGCCTTGGTCTGGCAGACGCCCCCGGCCTGGCAGAGGACCACCGCTTCGTCCGCCGTCGCCGGCACGGGCTGGTTGGACCGCTGACGCCACCAGGCCTCGGCCTTCGCGCGGGCATATCCGGTGTGCTCGAAGCACACCCACTCGGATTGCCAGCGGTTGAACCCGATGCGGTACTCGACCCGCATCGTCCGGGGGGCATCTTCCGGCGCGTCGCGCTTGACGTGCACCGAGTACTGCACGTCCATGATCGAGTACTCGGTGTCCTCGGCCTGCCCGCCAAGAACACCCGCCGTGGTGGCGGTGCCGTCGTGCCTCTCCCGCTCGGGTGGCGGGAACTCGTATCCGCATTCGGGACACCTGGTGTAGGCGGCGTGGATCACCGCCCGGCATTGGGGACACTCCTTGGCCGGGGCATCACCATCGCCCGTGCCGGGCTTCTTGATCTGGAGCGCATCGACCGGCCCATGGCGCAGGATATTGCCGCCGAAGTCCAGGACGAGGCAGTTGTCCTTCGACGGGTCCAGCCGGAAGCCCCTTCCCACCATCTGGTAGTAGAGCCCCGGAGAGTTGGTCGGGCGCAGCAGGGCCACGCAGTCGATGTTGGGCGCGTCGAAGCCCGTGGTCAGCACGTTGACGTTGACCAGGTACTTGAGGTTCCCGTCGCGGAACCGCTGCAGCGTGTTCGCCCGCTCGAAGGGCAAGGTTTCGCCGCAGACGAACCCGCAATCCTGACCCAGCTCCGCAAGCACGCGCTGCACGTGCAAGGCATGCTGGACGCCGGCGGCAAAGATCAGCACCGAATGGCGGTCCTGCGTGTGCTGGACAATCTCCCGGCAGGCGGTGCGGACCGTCGTGTCATCGTCCATCAGCGTCTCGACTTCGCTGGCGATGAACTCGCCGCCACGGATGTGCAGACTCGAGGTGTCCGCCTTCTGCCGCCCGGCCTTGCTCCTCAATGGACAGAGGTAGCCCTGCACGATCAGCTCCCGCACACCTACCTCGTAGCAGACGTGGTTGAGCAGGTTTTGCGGTCCGCAGATCATGCCCGTGGTCATGCGGTACGGCGTGGCCGTCAGGCCGATCAGCCGGACGTTGGGGTTGACGACCCGCGCCTCAGCGAGGAATGTCCGGTACATGCCTTCGCCGTCGGGCGGAATGAGATGACATTCATCGATAAGAACCAGATCAAAGCTGTCCAGCTCTGCCGCCCGGCGGCAAACGCTCTGGATGCCCGCCACGATGATGGGGTGTTCAGTGTCGCGGCTGCGTAGGCCGGCCGAATAGACGCCGATCCGCATCCACAGGTCCGGGGCCATGGCATGGAGTTTGTCGACGGCCTGTTCGAGAAGCTCCTTCACGTGGGCCAGGATCAGCACGCGCCCGTTCCAGCGTTCGACCACGTCGCGGCAGATCGTGGCCATCACGGGCGTCTTACCGCTGTTGTGGTGGACCATGAAGAATCCGTCCACATACAAGTGGTCGCCGTCCAAGAGGAAGCCGTAATACGGGCCACGGCCCACTGGCTCGACCGTGAAACCGGTACGAAGCACGCACTTCTTCTGCTTGCGGGCAGGTGGCCTGCGTCGTTCCAGTCGACACGGCACGTCCGAGAAATCGCCCCAGATCGACAGGCGGAAGAACCACCCGCCGGCCCCTGTCTGGCATTCAGAATACTTGCGGGCGCAGTGAACCGCGAAACCCAAGCTGCGAGCCAGAAATGCAATGTCACTCGCGAGTTCGCGCGACTTCGTGGTGTAATCGACCCCGCTCTTGGTGGCTGCGCCGTCAGTGTCCATTAACCCCGCCAGCAAGGCCAGACGATCAGCACGGGGCGCAGTCAGGTATGGCTGCGGGATGAACTTTCGACCCGAGTCCAAGCCCGCCAGCCCAAGCGCGTCCAACGCCTCAGTGACGACGTTGAACTTGCCGCGGGACCTGACAAGCGTATAAGTCGGGCACCTCCCGCCACTGGTATTGATGCTCGTTTCTGTGCCCAACGATCGCGCATAGTCATCCCAGGCATCGGCGATCACGTCATCCGCAGTGGTGATATCGACCAGCCCCTCAGTGAGTCCGCCATCTCCCAGCAACAGGCCCAGGATGTACGGCGGCACGGGAAGGGCCACAGGATGAGAAAAGTCCATCGCCACCCGGTAAAGCTTGCGGAGGTGTTTCCATGAGCGCGACTTGGCGAGGTAGTCCCGGACCGCGATGTTGTCGATTTCCCCGCCCCGCCGGTAGCACTCATACTGGGCTTTACCCTCGTTGGTGCATACCAGCGACAGGACATGATTGGCATTGACCGTGAAGGGCTCACCCTTGTGAGGAATGACCCGGTACATGTCGTCTTCGCCACGGCGTAGCGCCAGGACGCGACGAGGACGGCTGTCGGGTCCCATGAGAAGGTCCCCCGCCTCGACTTCCTCGACCGGCTTCAATGTCCCGTTGAACATCAGGACCGGGTGCCCCGGCGCGTGGCACGCCGTCGGCAAGACCACGCAGGGATTGTCATCGCGTGTGCGCAGGTGGTCGTAGACGGCCTGGACCGCCTCGGACTGGTAGGGGCGGAGCTGGATCATCCCATGCCCCCGCAAAGGTTGCCTTCGCTACGGCCGATACGTATAATGGTTGGTGACGAATACGTATCGGAGACTGATGCCATGACCAAGCTGACCCTCAGTGCCGAGAAGACCGTCATCCGGGCGGCCAAGAGGCTCGCCCGCCAGCGCAAGAGCAGCGTCTCGGCGCTGTTCGCCCGTTTCGTGACGGCCGCGACGATGCGGGAGTGGACGGACAACCCGATCGGCCCCCTGGCCCGCAAGGCCAGTGGGATCGTCTCGCTGCCCCCCGGTCGCCAGTACCGGGATCTGCTGGACGAGGCCCTGCTCGAAAGGCACAAGCCCGCCCAATGAAAGTCTTTGTGGACACCAACGTCCTGCTGGACGTCCTGAGCCGCCGCGAGCCGTTCCATGGGGATGCGATCCAGATCTGGTCGCTGGCGGAGGCGAGCAAGCTCAAAGGCCTGGTTTCGGCCATCAGCGTCGCCAACGTCTTCTACCTGGTCCGCCGGTTCAAGAGCGCCCGCGCTGCCTACGAGGCGGTGCGGCTGATCCGCGACACATTCGGCATCGTCGCCTGCGACGAGCGGGTCCTCAGCCAGGCGATGGACGCCGGCTGGAAGGACTTCGAGGACGCGGTGCAGTACTTCAGCGCCCGCCATGCCCAGGCGGCCTGCATCGTCTCCCGGGACGGCGATCACTTCACCAAGTCCGACCTCCCGGTCCTGTCCCCGGCGGAGTTCCTGGCCGGGTTCCTCATGACGTAACCGCGCCCGGCCCCCCACGTCCGAGGTGCGGCCTCCCCGCAACATGATCAACACCGGCCAGCCCATCACCAGGTCACCATCGCCGTCAGGACGGCCGCGGCCAGCCAGTACACCACGCGCCGCCAGTCGCCGGTCGGCACGTAGGCCAGGGCGGCACAGACGTCCAGGACGATCAGGATGGTCGGGAATACCTTGTGCATCCAGTTCCTCTGGGCCCCGCACAGCGGGCAGCGCCGCAACGGCAGCTCGATCACCCTCACCTCCAGACGGCCCCCGGGCACGACAACACGCCGCTGCGTGAGCAGCAGGTCGACCTGGCTGTCATCCTCGTAGACGCCCCCGTGCTGCATTGAATCGAGGACGGGCTTCTGGAGGTTGTCGATATCGCGGATGCGCCGATCCGGCGGAAAGGCGTCCATGCACAGGGCGATCCGGCCACCGGAGGGCGGTTTACGAGAGAAACCGCCGCCCAGGAGGGCGAGGACGTTCGTGCGGAACGTCCGGCCCTCCCGGCTGATCAGCGTGCGGTAACCCACGTGCCGGTAGTAGCGGTTGATGCTGGGTGGATAGGGCAGCTCCAGCGTCAGCATGCCCCTACCACCCGGCCTGTTTGTTGCCCCACTGACAGGTTGCCAGCTTGTGGAGCCCGACGATCACCAACACCATGAGGGGCATCAGCGGACCGTAGAGCGGCGAGAACACGATGGCGTAGAGCCGGTCGTTGCGCGTCCACCCGCCGAACACGGTCCGACCGGCCCATCGAGTGACCAGATAGCCGATGACGGCGCCGATGGCCCAGAGGCAAGCCACGATCAGGGTGAGGTATCCGGAGTTCATTCGAGTGTCTCCCTTGTTAGCGCTTCCACGGCGGGGTGTTGTTCTGCGCGGGAGCCTGCTGGGGCTTGCCCGCGGCGGCTGACTTGGGCTCGTAGCCCCTGACCTCGTTGGCCAGCTCGCCGGTGTCCTCGCGTTTCTTGACCTTGACGGTCACCAGCAGCGGGATGTTGTGCAGCTCGCAGCTGTCCCTGGGCGTCATCACGCCCACGGCGCGGCAGACGGCCGACAGCTCCGACTGGGCGATCTTCACCGCCGTCTGGTTGGGGTTGACCAGGTTAAGGCGCGCCCAGACGACGCGGCCCTTGTACTCGCCCTCCAGGATGGTAAACGTCAACTGGAGGTAGCTGCCGCTACCGTTCTTGGTGGGCTTCATCTCGCTGTCGGTGATGGCCGCCAGGTACTTGCCCGCGGGGATCGCCTCGAACGACGCGGTCGGTTCGACTTCGTTTGCGTTGAATCCGTTCAGATCAGCCATTGACAGTCTCCTTACCGGTCATGCCGGCGGCCATGTGGTTCATCAGCTCGTTCCAGGACAGGGGAAGTTCGGCGGGCAGGTTGTAGCGGTTCTTGGCCACGCAGGCCGGGCTGCCGACGCAGCGGAGGATGCGCTCGCCGCCGTCGCGGGTATTGCCGCTGGCGATGGTGCGCTTCTGGCCGAAGCCCTGGTCCTCGGTGCGGGTGACGATCTTCCGCGTGGCGAACAGCACGGCGTCCACCCACTCGGTGACCAGGGCGTTGGCGTGCTTGTGCAACCTGGGCGAGTAGCGGTCGTAGGCGGGCGACTCGGGATCCTCGAACTTCTCGATCTTGCAGTGCGCCAGCAGCACCACGCACATGCCGCGCTCGTTACACAGTTGGTCCAGGGCGTCGACGACCTGCCGCCAGAAGTCCAGGGCGAAGACGTAGCCCTTCTGGTAGCCGATGTCCTCGATGTTCTGGACGCCCCGGTCCTCGCAGACCTTGGCCCAGATGAGGCGCTCCAGCCAGTCCAGCGTGTCGATAACGACGGTCTGGTAGTCCTGCTCCTGGCTGGCCAGCGCCGACAGGTCCGAGAGCACGTCCTCGAAGCGAGTGGCCAGCGGGAACGCATGGCAGTCGATCTGGCCCAGGCCGTCCTCGGTGGGCACGAAGATGGGCCTGGGCGCGTCGGAGGCCGTCTTGCTCTTGCCGATGCCCTCAGTGCCGTAGATCAAGAGGCGCGGCGGCAGATGGCGAACGCCGCGCAGAATCCTCTGTAGTGCAGTCATGAATGGTTCCTTATGCTTGGGGTTTCACGTGATTGGCCGGCCGGCCCAGGGTACCCAAACGCGACTCGTTACGTTTGGGGCCCGATTGGCAGGCGCGGGAGTCGAACCCACGTCTCCAGGCCGAGGCTCCAGACCGCAGTACATCGCGGTCTGGAGACCTCCTCATGAGGCCCGGATAGCCCGGCCCTGCCGTGCGCCCGGGCGGTGGGCCGTCGCTTCCATGCTGGACCTGCCACATGCCCGCCCGGGCGCTCGCATCACCTACACCGTGCGTGCTCCATCACACTCGGGGCTTCATCCTGGTGGCTTCCATCTCTCTACATTTGCGGCAGAGGCGGAACCTTTTCGCTTCGGCTCAGGATTCCGCCAGCCCGGCCTCCTCGAAGTGGGCCCGGATGCGGGCCATCGCCCGAGTGATGGCCGCCGGCGACGTGCCCAGAATCCTGGCGACGGCGCTGGGGGAATGGACCATCAGCAGCCGGGCAATCACCTGGAGGCGCTCCGGCATGGCGGAGATGGCCGCGCCCATGTCCATGCGGAGGTCGTCGGCGGCGTGCGGATCGCCGCCCGTGGTCGCTGGGTCGACCAGCGACTCCTCGTAGTCGTCCCCAAAGTCGCTGAACGCCGTCATCGAGGGAGCGCCGTTCTCCGGTGCCAGCAATTTACGGAGGATGTGCCGGTAGCGGCGGTTCAGGACTCGGCAGACGAACGTCCTCCACTGGGACCGTCCCGCGTCATATCGCGGTATCGCCTGGACCAGCACCATCAGCATGTCCTGGGCCAGGTCGTCCCGCTCCGAGTCGCCCAGGTGGAGCTTGCCCACGAGCCGGTCGACCCGGTAGTCGATCCGGTCGCGGACATAGGTCTCGGCCGCGTCACGGTCGAGACCGGCCACGAACTGCGCCAGGAGGTCGGCAAGACGCTCGGGCCTGCCGCCCTGGCTTTGCCCCGTGATGGGGCAGCAAGAGGAATGGGAAGTGCACTCGCCCGAACGGGCCCGCCGGTTGGTCGTGTCCTTCATAGGTCACGCCCTTTCCGTGCCTGAGGCACGAAAAAGGCCCGCTGAAGGACACCGGCGTAGAGCGCTTCAGCGGGCCTGATTCTGTGACCTAGCCTCGCCGGCTTTCGCCCTTCACCGGCGGGGCGTCACATCGGGCGTGACACCGTTACCAAGCGTGTAACGGCTCAGATTTTCTCACGGACAGCACCCAATCGACGGGCGTCTCCGGGTCGTAAGACATGAAGTTTCCTCGGGAGATGGCCTTATCGAGGTGACGGTAGGCCTCGGGCAGTCTAGTCTGGATCGCCTGGCTGTTGATCAGGCGGTTGATTGCGTTGGTGGCCGAAGTCCTGGCGTTCTCCGCGCCGCCGGAGAACGTCCGCGTCCGGCCGTGAAGCCCCCGAATTCCCGTCAGATGCTCCCTTAGGTCGTCAACCTTTTGCTGGAGCATTTCCTGGCGACCCACATCATTCCACTCCTTCGCCTCCGCAAGTTCCTCTTCCAGTTCGGTCAGCCGTCGCTGGCACTGCTGGAGGGCTTCATCGTCGGCCACGAAGTCCTTGGCGTGGGAGATCTTCAGGATCGGGTTGCCCTGGGCGATGGCGATGATGTCGGGGCAGTAGAGGCTCTTACGGGGGTTGCTGAGGAGCAGGGCCAGATACCTGGCCCCGATGCCGTCCTTCACGTGTGTCGTCTTGCCGGCGAAGGTCAGATGCCAGAAGTCGCCCGCCCACTCGAATGCGTAGTCCGGGCCGGCCGGCACCATCAGCTCCGGCAGGAACTGGCTACAGTAGGCGCTACGATACGTGGCCCACGCGGGCGTGGCCATGAGGCCAACCTCTTCGTCGAGTTCCAGCACCTCGCACAGCGGCACGATGGAGACCTTCTGCTGCTTCAAGTCGGCCCGCAGGGCCGTGTCGATGGCGACGGGATGCGGGACCAGTACCAGCGAGCCCGCGTTGGACGGCCGGGCCAGCAATTGGAGCTCGCGGCACAAGGCGGCGCTGCTGGGCGGCAGCATCATGTTCACGGTCACGTCGTGACCCCGCACGGGCGTCCAGTTGCCAAGCGGCACCAGTCGGAACGCGTCGCGCACCGGCTGGGGATCCTCCAGGACGTCCAGCGCCCGCGCCACTTCGGCCCGCAGGCGTTTGGGGTCCAGCCGATAGCTCCGCAGACCCTCCTCGGAGAGATCGTTTTCGATGACGGTGCCCGTGTCGCAGCACACCAGCGCGTACCTGCCGCCGGAGAGGGCCGCCACCTTGCCGGTCCGCCCGTCGGGATGCAGGCAGTTAGCAGCCAGACCGTTTCCGGCGAAGAGGCTGTCCTTGAGGGCCTGCCAGCCGCCGGGGCCAAGACACGCCTCCCACTCCCGGCAGGCGGCGGCCAAGCCGGGGCGGAAGCACACGAACCGCCAGAATGCGTCCAGGGCGATCACCGGCGGGCCGCTCCGTTGCGGCCGATGATGAAGCCCTGGGCCGCCAGGAACCGATGGGCGATCTCGGCGTCGGACTCGTGGTCGTAGATCGAGATGTTTGGCTCGTAGAGTCGTACCATCCGTTCGCCGCCGAGCCCGTCGGGCATGATCTTCACGCCCATGGACACCAGTTCGGCCTCTTCCGGGATCGTCGCCCCCAGGTCTTCAAAGCCCGAGAACACGTCCTCGGCCATGTGCGTAACACGGTGGTTGTTATCGCCCCGGAACTTGTACCGCAGGTAACAGAGGCGGGCCGACTGAAGACCGTCGACCTCGCTACAGTCCATTGCCGCCCGGCCCTTCCTACGGAGCGGCTCCAGTGTGTACTTCTTGGCGTCACTACGCTCAAAGAACTCGTCATTGCCGAACAGGTTCTTGCCGAGGTAGAGGCAGTAGGCCCGGCGCTCCTTGGTGCCGTTGCTGTCGTTGTAGATCGCCAACTCGCCGTGCTTATGGTAGTAGATCAGCAGGTCGTAGGCCTCCGGGCGGTAGAAGACCAGCTTGGGCTGGCCGTCCTCCAGGGCGTTTTCCCGCTTAAAGGTCCCGCCGTGTCGAACGATCAGCCACGCGGCGTCGTCCTTGTCGATGATGGACACGCGCGTGCCGCGGCCTTTCTTTTGGCCGTCGTACCACATGTCCATATCCGTCGCGAAGGCGTGCAGAACCTTGCGGCTGGGCTTCTTCCAGGCCGGCAGTTCGGGCGCGGTGGCGAAGTATGACAGAAAACGCTTCTTCTTTCGCAGCAGACCGTGGGCGTGGTAGATAGCGTGGAGGTCCTCCAGCGACTGCGGGGCGCCCATTCGCACCAGCAGCGCCGCCTCCTCGATGGTCACGCGCTCGTCGAGTTCGACGCCATGTTTCCCGGCGATCTCGACCAGGTCCTCGATCTGGGCCATCTCGGCGACCTCATCCCAATAGAACACGTCTGCCATCAGGTGGGCGGGCATCTGTTCGTTGGGCACGGCCAGAACAAGCGACAGCCGGTCGTAGTCGATCCTGTCCGGCGCGGTCGGCATGACCTTCTCGGCCACGAAGAAGTCCCGGTACTTCTGGAGGAACCGATACAGGACCTTGGGATCGACGCGCTCGAGGAGTTGCGGCGACGAGATGCGGTGCGGCGTGAAGTTGCTGGCCATTGGGGCCTCCATTCCCCCCGGCCCCCTATGGCCGGGACATGAGGAACCAGGATCGCTGCCCATTCCGTGGGCACAACCCAGGATCAGTAGCAATCCTCGTGCCAAAGTCATGAAAGTGTGCCTACATCTTGTGGCTACGTGGGTTGCAATCCCCGATCTGTCGTGCACAGCCTGCCATTGTTGGAATTGTTCGGGCACCTCCTGCCGGAATGACTTTTCCGGGTACAAGCGACCTCCAGGCCGTTCGCTGAAACCACCATTCGGGGATAGCCGTGATGGCCCGAACCTGTCGTTCAGGGATAGGGTCTTTCCCGTATGTGACGCGTGGAAGATGCAGTAGTTCCTCCTGGATGTCCGGCGCCAAGTGCAGCAGGTTCATGATCTGTGTGACCCGCGCCCGGGTCACGCCGCCCAGCCGCGCCAGGTCGGCGTAGTCGCGAGCCACGCCCTCGCGCAGGAGCCGGTCAAGCCGGATCGCCAGGGCCATCAGGCGCGAGACACGTGGCACGCGCCCCGGCTCGACGAGCGTGCGCGGGTTCGGGGGCGCATCGCCGACCTTGAGCGTCTTCCGCGTCTTGTGGCCGATCTCGAAGTGGACTTGGCACTCAATCAACATGCTCACTTCTCCATTCCGCTGGCCTGCATCTCTTCAGCCAGCGCCTTGATACCAGTGGGCCGGAAGGCGATGGACAGCTTGCCCTCCGCGCCGTCATAGCTGACGCGTTCGACCAGCAGGTGCATCACCCGCGCCTGCTCGCCGGGCGACAGGGAGTTCCAGACCGGGTCGAAGAGCGACAGCGCCCGGGCCAGTTCCTTCTCGTCCACGACCTTCTCGCCCAGCGCGATGATCTGTTCACGGACCTCGGTCGCACGTTGCTCGGCCGCGCGGATGCGCTCCTGAAGGTCCGCGAGCCGCGCCGCCGTCGGCGACTCGCCCGGCGTCCCGGCCTGGTCCATCAACTTGCGCACCGCCGCGCTGTGCTGGGCAAGCTCGCGCTCCAATCTGCGGCGCTCGCCCTGGAGGGCATCAAGGCCCTCGCGGCTCTGCTTGCGTGCCTGTTCCAGCGTCCGCGCCAGCACCTTGTCGTCCTGGCCGACGGCGCGGATGCGGTCCACGACGAACCACTCAATCTCGGCCGCCGGGACCGACTTGGTCGGACAGTTTTCCCAGCCGCGCTTCTGGGCATTGAGGCACACGTAGTAGCGGTAGCGCCGGTTGCCCTTGGCGGTGTAGGTGTGCATCATTCCGCAGCCGCACGGGCCGCAGTGCAGAAGGCCCTTGAGCAACGCGCCGTACTTGTTCCGCGTCACGCCCGAGCCGGTGCCGCCGTTGCGGCCGTTGTGCCGCATCGCGTCCTGGACACGGTGCCAGAGGGCCTCGTTGACGATGGCCGGGTGCTCGGCGGGGTAGACCTCCTCGTGGTAGCGCACCTTGCCGATGTAGGCGACGTTGGTCAGCAGGCGGTAGAGGGCCTCCTTCGTGTACCGGCGACCGCCGCGGGTATGGCCCTTCTTCGTGGTCCACTGCTTGGCCCGCCAGCCCCGGCGGTCCAACTCCCGGATCGTGGGTATCAGCGAACGGTGGTGCAGGTACAGGTCGAAGATCTGTCGGACCTGCGCTGCCTCGTCCTCGTTGACGGCCACGCGCCCGCCGTTGGCGTTGGAGACGATGTCGTAACCGAGGATAGGCCTTCCGCCGACCCACTTGCCCTTGCGGCGAGCGGCGGCAATCTTGTCCCGCGTCCGCTCGGAGATGATCTCCCGCTCGAACTGCGCGAAGCTCAGCAGCACGTTGAGCATCAGCCGGCCCATCGACGTGCTGGTGTTGAACTGCTGGGTTACGGAGACGAAGGAAACGTGGTTCCGCTCCAGCACGTCCATGATCCTGGCAAAGTCAATCAGGCTGCGAGACAGTCGGTCGACCTTGTAGACCACGATGCAGTCGACCTTCCCGGCGTCAATGTCGGCAAGCAGGCGCTGCAGGGCCGGGCGGTCCATGTTGCCGCCGGTGAACCCGCCATCGTCGTATCGCGCCGACAGGCAGACCCACCCCTCGTGCTTCTGGGCGGCAATGTACGCTTCGCCGCTTTCGCGCTGGGCATCCAGAGTGTTGAAGTCCTGCTCCAGGCCTTCCTCGGTGCTCTTCCGCGTATAGATGGCGCAGCGGAGCGTCTTGGGCTTCTTGTCGTCGGTCGGGCGGCTCATTCGTCACCGCGTCCTTTCAGGCCGAAGAAGTAGTTGCCGTTCCAGTGCGAGCCGGTGATGGCCTTGGCCACCGCCGACAGGCTGCGGTAGACCTCACCCTCGTGCTCAAAGCCGTTGTCCAGGACGGTGACCGTGATCATCCGGCCCTTGTACGGTCGGGTCAGCACCGTGCCGGGCATCAGCTTGCCGGCGCGGCCGCCGAAGTCCACCTTGGCGGTCTGCGTCGTGGATGCCGCCGATGGCTGCGGCTTGTCCGGGGGTCGCCGCAGCCGCAGGTCGGCGTCGTTGGCGAGTTCCTCGGCGCGGCGGCGGGCCCGCTCGGTCAGGTCGCCCTCGGCGTTAGCCTGCATCCGCCAGGCGATCCGCTTCCAGAGGAAGTCTTTGTTGCCCGAGCGCGTGGCCTCGCCGAATACACCCAGGTATCGGCCGCGCAGCTCCTTGACGGTCATCCGCTTCAGGTCGGCGACCTCGCGTGCGATGTTCACCTTCATGCTCGTGTCCTCTCTCGGCGTCCCTCGCCGTTAACGTGGGGGACACAGGGCCGTGGGTTCCGTAGATTGCCAAGCGGAATCTGACGGGGCTCTCGAACTTTCCGCGCTCTCGGATGTCGGCGGGGGCAGGCAGCCGGTGCGGCGTTTCAGCCGCAGGAACCCAGCGGCCAACAGTGCGGCCAGTTCCTCCAGGCGGTCATCGATGGACATGTCGGCGGGGTCGTCGTGGTGCATGAGCGCTCCTGGTGCGCCGCCCACAACGACCTCCGCTTCGCGGCCGGTGAGTTGTCTGGCAGCCAGTGTCGGAGACACCGCGGCATGCGGCGTCCCTCTACTCCCTAGCTACCATAGGCGAGTTCGAAATGTCCGCGTTCGGGGGGCCGACTGAGACTTCGAACCGGGATTGGCTTTCGCCAAGAGGGGCAGTATCATGCGGTGGGGATGACAGCAGTTGGCGAGCCTGATGCTCCCACGGGAGCCGGCTCGCCCGGCATCGAGAGGATTGTCGAGATGAAAGGCCGTCTTCGGTCGATCCTGAATTATGGGAGCAACATGAGCCGCCGAGCATTCCGTTGGCTACGATCTAGTCCCGCCTTTGCGGTGGCCATCCTGCTGTTGCTGGCCGGGGGGCTGCTCTACTCTTTTTGCAGGAGCTTCGAGTCGGGGGTGAGTGTTTTGGTTGCCCTCGGAACGCTGATCGTTGCCTTCGTGGCTGTCTTCGGAGACTGGATTCGTTCGAGGATCATTCCGCCAAAACTCGTCCTGAGCCTTCGTCCCCCAACCCTCACGGAGGTCAGAAACGCGACGCAGGACAAGGTTGGAATGGCATGGTATTTCGGCTTGGATGTGCGAAATCTACGACCTTGGCGTAAGGCGACGAACTGCCGGGTTGTGCTCACCGCGTTACATCGGGCTTGTTCGGAAGGCAGGGTGGAGCCTGAACCGATGTCGATTCCGCTCCCGTTCCATTGGGCGGTGGTTCCAGTAGCGCCTCTGTACCTGAGCGTTACCTCTCAAGGCGAAGTCGTGAACTTCGGAGTGCTTCAACAAGGGAAAGACTTCGAACCCGTGTTGATCAGCCGGACGCTCAACTTCCGCCACACCGTCAGGGCAAACGAGACAGCTTGGTTTTCAGTTCAGATTCGGGCTGATGATCTCATCAGCGAACACTGCCAAGTCTTCAAGGTGTTCTGGGATGGGCAGTGGTCGGACGACTCCAAAGAGATCTCCAGCCGTGTCCAGATTTGCGAGGTATCGGCTCAGGAGGTCGGAGCAAGAGTGTTCGGGCGAGGAATGACGCCCTGAATGACCGGCCGGTGAGCTCCAGGGCACCTCGTCGATCATCACGGCCAAGAGTTCGCAACCGTTACGTTCGGGGGCCTTGGCACGATAGCGCTGTTAACTAACTCGGCCTGTTAACGCGAGAGCGCGAGAGTTCGAGAGCCTTCCGTTCGGGCATCGAGCGCAACCTATGGGGTTGCGCTCGCACCCCGAACGTCACAGCTACGAACCGAGAGCGCGGGCGGGGAGCGGCGAAATCGCCGTAAGCCTTAGCTGGCTGCGAGATATAGCGGACCTGTCGCCGGAGCGGTGGTGCGGGGCTGGCTGTCAACGAAAACGGGCCCTCTCTTTCGAGAAAGCCCGTCAACCTCCCCGACTAGGGCTCGAACCTAGAACCTAGCGGTTAACAGCCGCTCGCTCTACCAATTGAGCTATCGGGGAATAGCCCGCTGCCCAAACCAACTTCTAACGATAGCGGACGCGCGGCGGATCGTCAAGCGGTGCCGAGCCTGACTCATCCCCAGTTTCCTTTGGCGATTTCACGGCGTAGGTTGCGTGCCAGGCGGAATAGAGGCGGCAAGGGGGTCATGAGCATGGCTCGGCCGATAGTCACCAGGCTGCCTTCTCCGCTACGGTTGATGGAGCACCACTCGCCGCTGCGATAGGTCTGGCTGGCGTGCAGCCCGATCATCGTCAGCAGCAGGTACGCCAGGGCCAGGATCAGCAGGAGGCGATTGAGCCGGTGGGGGCTCTTGATCAGGGTCAGCCGCAGGGCAAAGCCGTTTCGCAGGTTCTTGGCATCGCAGAGGTACTCCTCGATGCTCATCCGATGGGCCAAGATCCTCGTCAGCTTGACCGCCCCGATCCATGGCAGATTGGTCGCCAGGAACCACGGCGCATCCTGGTCCTCGTACCAGGCCACCGCCACGTTCTGCTGGACCGGCCGTTCCTTGCAATACGCCGCGTCACGCAGCACGCTCCGCTGGCCCATCTTCACCGGAAGGTCCAGAAGCTTGCTGGTAAGCGCCGGGCATTGCACGTACAGGTCGGGCTTGATCCGCAGGATGTAGTCGAACTTCAACCCCTGGCATAGTCGGGCCATCTCCGTTGGCCCAAAGCCCCGGTCGGCCAGGATCCCCCCCTGCGTGGCGTCGGGCGCCATGGTCCACAAGGCCCGCAGCAGGCCATATTCGAGGTTATTCTGGGAACGCAATAACTCTTCGTCCCGGTACGCCTGCCACCGCAGAGGGATGGCCCGGCCCTTGAGCCTGGCGGCCAGAACCAGGCAGGGGAAGCAACGAATCTCCACCTAGTCCAGGCTGACCAACAGCCTCTTTCGCGGCTGGGCCAGGAAGCCCACGACGCCCCGCCTCGCCTCGGCCGGCTCATCGCGGACGTTCCCGCTGAGTCGATCCACCCGCTTGATGGCCTGCTTGGCGGCAAGGCCCGTGTCCGGGGCCAGCCACCGGCCCAACTCGCCGATCCCGGCCCGACGGCA